CAAGCTACCCCGAATGCCCTCCCGGACCAACTTGCCCGCCAAGTCGAGCAACGCCTCGTTCTACGGAGTGCATTGCGGCAGTTTGCGAAGGATCACAAGGACATCACCGCCGACCCGATGGCTCGGCGTGTCGCTGACACCTTCTTGCTAGAGGAAACCGGCGGAGTGCCGATCGAGCAGATCGACCCCGACCGCATTCCCGAGGTCTTGGAGGAAGCGGGACGCAAGACAAAGGATTGGCTGCGCACGATGGCCGGGATTACTCCGACGCAAGCGCGGGCAACCACCCGAGACGAAAAGCGCGCATTGAAGGCCGGCATCGACGAATTGCCCGCAGCGTCCACGCGCGCGGCATCCACCGTTCCCGCCCCGAAATCCGTGAGTGAACGCATCGCGGAAATGGCGGCAGCGCGTGGGCAGATGGTGCAACGGCCCTAACCCCACTTTTCTTCTCATCAGGAGTTACTGACATGGCCGGACAAGTATGGATGACCGCCTCCCTCGGCGGGTATATGTATTCGGAGACGCTCTCCGACGTTCTGCGCTTCGCGCTGCAACCCCTCGTCAAGTTCCGCCAGTTCGCGGACATCAAGGACGCGGCCGTGCAGGGCAAGAACAAGGGTGACACCTTTCATTGGAACGTCTATTCGGACGTCGCCAATCAGGGCACGACGCTCGCGGAAACGGCAACGATGCCCGAGACGAACTTCACGATCAGCCAAGGCACGATGACGATCGGCGAGTTCGGCAACAGCGTCCCGTTCTCCTCGAAGCTCGACGACCTGTCGAAGCAACCCGTCATGGAGATCATCGACAAGGTGCTGAAGAACGACGCGAAGAAGGCGATGGACATCGCCGCTCACGCGCAGTTCGCCGCCACCCCGCTGCGGATGATCGCCACGGGCGGCACGTCGACCGAGGCCGTTACGCTCTACACGAACGGCACCGTCACCGGCACGAACAACGTCGCGCTCGGCAAGGATCACATCAAGGCGATCGTCGACATGATGAAGGAGCGGTCGGTCCCGCCCTACGTCAACGACGACTACATCTGCCTCGCGCATCCGACGACGCTGCGGGCCCTCAAGAACGATCTCGAAACGATCAAGCAATACGTCGATCAGGGTTTCCGCATGATCCTGAACGGCGAAGTCGGTCGTTACGAGTCGACCCGGTTCGTCGAGCAGACGAACATCGCCAAGGCGTCGTGGACGAATGCCAAGTCGAACTGGGCGTTCTTCTTCGGCCAAGACACCGTCGCGGAAGGCATTGCCATCCCCGAGGAAATGCGCGGCGCGATCCCCTCCGACTTCGGCCGGAAGAAGGGCGTGGCGTGGTATTACCTCGGCGGCTTCGGCATCGTCCACACGGCTGCGGCGCAGGGCCGGATCTTCAAGTGGGACAGCGCGGCGTAAGCCTGCCCTGAACCTCCTGTCTGGTTCCTCCACGGGGGGCGGGGCTCTCCTGTCCTGCCCCCTGTTTTTTCAGGAGAACACATGGCAAGCGAATTCCTCGAAGTTCCGGGCTCGCTCCCGGATCACACGGCCGCATCGCAGCGAACGCTCAACCCGGAGAAGTCCGGGGTCAGCGCCGCCGATCTGCGGCGCGGTTTCATCGAGCATCCCGTCGAGCGCACGTCCGTTTTCTCCGAGGACACGACCGGCGAGAACCAAGTTGGCAACCCGTTCACCTACGGTGGCTTCCTCGGCCGCCCGCCGGGAACGGCACGATAAGGAGCAGCACATGAGCGATCTCATCAAGGTCGGGCCGGCGAACGGTGTCACGCCGGGCGATGACCGCGCCTATCCGAATCGCGGGACACGCTCGGGCCTTGTCGGCAAGGGCGAGCCCTACGGTGCGGACATCGGCGTGAACGCGACGAACCGCCTCGGCGGATTCAGCGCGGACAGCGACCCGATGGCGAAGGAATTCGCCGACGACGAACGGCAGACCATGCCGGGCGGGCATCAGCACAACGGCGGCCGGCGCATGTCCGGTGCCGAGTCGGATGGCATGATGGACACGACTCCGGGCGACGAAGGTATGCCCGGCGACCGCGACTGACATGCCGCTCGATCGCAGCAAGCCGTTCGGGCTCGTCTACGGGGCCGTTGACGGCAAGTCTTACGAGCAAGACGGCCGCTTCTTTTGGGCCGACGGAAGCGAATGGACCCCGCCGGCTCCGGCCGGCGAGGTTCAGGTTGCGCCGCCGGCCGCGCCGGAAGCCCCGAAACGCGGTAGACCGCCGAAGAACCCGGACCTCCCGATCAAGGTGGTGTCCCTGTGATGGATCCGCGCGAGATGGTGAAGTATGAGTTCGTGCGCTACACGCGCGGGGTCGGGCTCGACCTCGGCACGGGGCCGGCGAAGTGCTTCCCGCAATTCATCGGCGTCCGGCGCACGGACGACGAGGCATACAAGAACGCGCACGGCAAGTTCCTCGAAGTCGAACACTTCGGGGCGCTGACACAGATCGAGTCCGATCGCTGCGACTTCATCGTGGCAGCGAACATCCTGCTGTCGCAGGAGGCCCCCACGTCATGCGTCGGCGGGGTCGACTACATCGACACGATGGTTGAGTGGCTGCGGTGCATCAAGGTCGGCGGCCATCTGTGCGTGTATGAGCCGGATCCGTCGCCGAAGGCGAAGGAGATGTTGCTCCATGTCGCCAGTTGCGCCGGGTCCACCTACCCCGTTGCCGTCGTCGAACACTCTGCTTGGCATGGTGGAGGATGGTATCTGATCCTCCGCAAGCGCGAGGCAAGCGAGCATGGTTACGACGTGCCGCTCACTCACGATGCGGTCAAGCGCCCGGAGAAGTCGGTGTGCGTCGTCCGCCACGGTGGCATCGGCGACCAACTGCAAGCCGCCTTCCTGTTCCCTGAATTGAAGCGGCAGGGCTACCACCTGACCGTCCTCACGACCGAGAAGTGCCGCGACATCATCGCGCACGACCCGCACGTTGACGACTGGTTCATGGTCGATCACGACCATGTCCCGAACGTCGAACTGCCGGAGTTCTGGCGCACGGTCGCGCGCCGCTACACCAAGTTCGTGAACCTCAACGAAGCGGTCGAAGGGACGTTCCTGCCGCCGCCGGGCCGCCCGGCCCACGCATGGCCGCAGAAGCTCCGGCACAAGATGCTGAACCACAACTACGCCGAGTTCGCGGCGGAATTGGCCGGCATCCCGTTCCGCGCGGAGGGGGAGTTTCACCCGACGCCCGAGGAAGATCTGTGGGCGGACGAGTTCATTGCGAACCTGCCCGGCCAGATCCCCGGCAATACCGTCATCGGAACGCGGCCCGAGCCGCTGTTCGTGATCCTCTGGTCGCTCTCTGGCTCGTCACCGCACAAGTTCACTCCGCATCAGGACACGGTCATCAAGCGGGTGCTTGAAGGGCTGCGCCGCGCCGTTGTCGTAATGACCGGCGACATGGCTTGCCAGATCCTCGAAGTGGGTTGGGACGAGGAACCGCGCGTGGTCAGGACGTCCGGGACGCTCACGATGCGGCAGACCCTCGCTTTGGCGCGCAAGGCCAATCTCGTCGTCGGCCCGGAGACGGGCGTCCTGAATTCAGTCGCCTATGTCGAGGACGTGCGCAAGGTCGTGCTTCTCTCGCATTCGTCGATCGAGAACCTGACGAAGCATTGGGTCAACACGGCCGCGATCGAGGGGGTCGCGCCCTGCTATCCCTGCCATCAACTGCACTTCACGTCGGAGTTCTGCCCGCAGGATAAAACGACGGGCGCGGCGATCTGTCAGCAGAACGTGAATCCGAGCCTGATCTACTACCAGATCGACGCCGAATACACCGGATGGGTGCGGTCGCAAATGCTGATGAGGAGTGCCGCATGAACCTCGGCGAGTTGATCGAAACGGCGAAGGAACTGGCGGACGACTCGCGCGCGGCCGGGCTCTGGTCGAAGGATGCGCTCAAGGTCTACGCCAACGAGGCGGAGAACGAGGCAGCGCGGCGCTCGCGCCTGATCGTGGACATCGAGACGGCGAAGGACGCCAACGATGACCCGGTCTGCCACTACCCGGTCTTGAAGGGCGACTACTCGATCACCCTGCACCCGAAGATCCTGTTCGTGCGCCGGGTGAAGATCGCCTCGCAGCCGCTCGTCCTGCCTCGGGTCCACATCAAGGATCTCGATCTGCTTGCCCCCGATTGGGACTCCCACGCCGAGGGCTCCGTCGTCGCCTACTGCTCGAACTGGCAGCCGCGAAAGCTCCTGTTCTACAACGCATTCGACGCGGTCGACACGGTCAAGCTGCAAGTCGTGCGCCTGCCTCTGGTGCCGATGATTGGCCCGGACGACGTTCCGGAAATCGACGAATCGCAACACATGGGATTGGTCAACTGGATGCTGTTCCGCGCATTCACGAAGCCGGATCCCGACACGAAGGACAAGGTCAAGGCGAAGGATTACCTCGATCTGTTCGAGCAGCAATTCGGCAAGCGCAGTTCCGCCATCGACGAGACGTGGATTCAGCGCGAGCATGGTTACGATGAATTCGAGGGCCTGTTTTAACCACTCGCTAGGAGTCCTGCAATGTCCAATACTCTGTATGACAAGGGCCGGCAACGGTTCCTCGAAGGATCGTTCAACTGGTCGTCGGATACGATCAAGATCTACCTGATCGACACCGGCCAATACACCGCGAACTTCACGTCGAACGAATACCTCGCCGACGTTGCGGCCGGCTCGCGCATCGCCGGCCCGGTCACGCTGACCGGCAAGACGACGACGGGAGGCGCGGCCGACGGCGCGGACGTCACGTTCTCCGCCGTCTCCGGCGTCTCGATCGAGGTCATCCTCATCATCAAGGACACGGGTGATGCGGCGACGAGTCCGCTGATCGCCTACATCGACACGGCGACCGGCCTGCCAATCACTCCGAACGGTGGCGACATCATCGTGACGTGGGACAACGGGACGAACCGCATCTTCAAGCTGTAAGGAGCGGGAATGCCGCACACCATCGGAATCGGGGCGATCTTCGGGATCGTCTCGGAGGACGGCGTTGCCAAGTCGGGAGGTCGGATCGGGCTCTACGATCGCTCGACGATGCAACTCGTCAAGAAAACGACCGCCGACGCGCTCGGCGGCTACGTTTTCACGGGGCTCGACCCGACGACGACGGACTATCTCGTTCTCGCTGTCGACGACGATGGTTCGCCGGCCAAGAACGCACTCGTTCAGGACTACATTCAGCCGATCCCGGCGCACATGGGGTCGTCGTGGCTCGGGAACTGGCGATGGCTCGCCGGTCAGAAGGCGGTCATTGGGATGGCGGTCCCGCACGGGGAGACGGATCAGACGGTATCGCGGTCGGTTTACCCGGCCTATGGCCCGCCGATCAACAACACGGGCAGCGTCACTTGGTATGAGTCGTCCATGACGCCGGGCGCACCGCAATACCCGACGGCCAAGTTCACCGGATACGCCTACTTCCCGACCCGGCACTACGATGCTGCGCAAGACAGCGTCTACGCCGACCCGACCAAGTTCAGCCTCGAATGGGTCTGCGATACAGCCGTCGGCCAAGCCTGCCATGCCGTAAAGAACCAGACGGCAATGAGCGGGTGGGGGCAGGCGGACATGCTCTTTATTGCGATCGGCCTCAGTTGGGATCGCACGTCCAAGACGATGACGTGGGTGTTCAACAAGCAGACCGCCTACAACTACTACTCGTTCAACCTTACCGAAACGAATCACTACACAACCGGCACCTACACTAACGCCGGGTTGGCTGACGGGGCCCATCATTGGGTAGCGACGTTGGAAATGGGGGTCGCGCTCAAGCTCTATCTCGACGGAGCTTTGGTTCACACAACTTCGCTCGTTGGGCAAGTCACCGTCCCGAATTCCCTGCACGGCGGTTACTGGCG